CCAGAAATATCCTACCCCATACCACCGTCGAAACGGTATTGATGCCATTGAAAACTCGCTTGCCGGCAAACAATTAACCGACGCCGCCTATGTGGAGGCGAAGCGGGTAGTGGACGAGAGGCGCGAGCGTGACCGCCCGAAATTATGAGTTCAAGGCACCCTAAAAACGAGGCTGAAAACGAGCAGAAACGTGCTCAGGAAGCATCTTTGGAGGCCGTAGCCACGCCATTGTCCCGCAAACAGGCCGAACGACTACTCAAAGCCGACGCGGCGTCCCTCGCAGAACAGGTGAAGAAAAAGCGGCCACTGTCTGCCGGCCAACGCAACTACCTGCAATCTATCATTGATGGCGGCAAGGCCTCCACCGTTGAGTATGTGGGAAATGTTGTTGAGTTGGCTGCCGCGCTCGGGGTTAGCCGCCGAACTGTTTCCAGATGGAAGAAAATTGACGGGTGCCCTGTCACGCGGCCCGACGGTCGCTACCACGTCCAATCGTGGCGAGAGTTCAGACGCGCACGCGGACTCGATGAGGATAGTGAGGTTGAGGAAATAGACGTTGGCCGCGAAAAGGCGCGGAACGTCCTGCTGCAAAACGAGCGCCTGATTGTCCAGATAGCTGTCCAAAAACGGAATTGGATGCCGACGCAGGAAGTCGAGCGCATCGGCGGGGAGCTTGGGGCGGCGATACGAAAAGTTGTCTCCACGCTGCACCAATCAGCGCCGAACCTTGTCGGTGTGTCTGTTGCCGAAGCCGAACAACGGCTGAAGGAAATTGAGGATGAAGTGCTGCAACAGCTACACCTGCTGAATGAGTCAATCGAGGAGTGGAAAAACTCCGCCTATGAACCCGTTGTTTAAAGGGTTCAAGGCGGCAGTCCGCCCAACCGACCGGCGCAAAGTTTGGGAATGGTGTCAGGATTACGTGTATGTGGACAATACCTCGCCTATGCCTGGTCGCTGGCGCTCAGACAACTCGCCGTGGGTTCGGGAAGTGATGGAAGTGTTCTCTGACAATCGCGTGAATGACATTTCGGTGATGTGCTCCGCTCAATCTAGCAAGACGCAGACCGTGATGAACTGCGCGTGCTGGGCAATCAGCGAAGACCCCGGCCCCGCGATGTGGGTAATGGCGGCGAAGGACGAAGCGAAGGCGTTCGTGCGTGATAGAGTAAAGCCGACTTTTGAAAACTGCCAGCCGGTGTTTGGACAGATGATAAACTCTGAGGCGTACGAGTTCACGTTCAGATCGATGCCCTTCTATTTCACCGGGGCCGGGTCGCCATCGAAATTGCAGTCGAAGCCTATCCGCTGGCTGTTCCTTGACGAAGTGAGGAACTATCCGCCCGGCGCTCTCGACACCGTGTTGAAGCGCACACGGGCCTTTTGGAACACACGCCGATTGCTTGTGTCTACTCCAGACTTGGAGAACGACGCTGTTCACCGTGCGTTCTTAGCAGGTGACCAGCGCATTTATCACATCAAATGCCCGAAGTGCGGCCAGCTACAACCGATGAAGTTTGAACAGTTGAAAGCCGTTCAGCTTGAAACGGACGACTTGTGCAAGTTCGCCGAAGTGCCCGGCGCAAAAGATGAGCGCGGCGTGTGGAATTTCGACCTTCTAGCTAACCATATCCGATATGTGTGTGTGGCGTGCGGCCACCAGATGAGCGACACGCCACAGCAACGCAAGGCGCTGGCGAAGACCGGGCAATTCGTACGCATGAACCCGAAGGCACCACGTCACCGTGTCAGCTTTCACTGGAACGCGCTGCTTCCGCCGTGGGTCAAGTGGATAGACATAGTGGAGGAATTTATTCAGGCCCGCGCCGCGGCGCGGGCAGGCGATTTAAGCCCGTTGAAGACTTTCATAAACGAAACCCTCGGGGAGCCTTGGGCGGACAAGTTGGGAGAGATAGACGACTACGAGTTTATGGATGCGCGGAAGGGCGACTACGACTTTGGCGACCCTTGGCCCGAGGAAAAGGTGCGCTTCCTTGCTGCCGACAAGCAGGAGGCTAGCGGCGAGCATTACTGGTATGTATGCCGTGCTTTCGCCGAGGGCGGGAAGTCGAGGCTTGTCTCTTACGGGCGCGTGAATTCGACCGCCGAGCTTGAGGCGAAGCGGGTCGAGCTTGGTGTTCAGGTGCAGAACGCGCTGATCGACTCAGGCTTCAAGGCGAGGGAAGTGTATAGGTTCTGCCTGAGTCACGGATGGAAAGCGTTCAAGGGGGACGATGCTGAGTGGTTCATGCACTCGGTTAAAAAGTCAGGTGAGCCGACAAAACAGGTGAGGCGCATTTACACCCGCAGCCTCGTTGACCCGCATTATGGCACCGCGATGCAGGGCAGGAGCCGAATGATTCCGCTATACCGATGGTCGAACAACGCCGCAAAGGATGAACTGACAGAGCTGTTGATGGGCAAGGTGGGCGAGTGGACGATTCCGCGCCGGGTGGAATCATCGTATTTGAAGCAGGTTACAGCGGAGCGGCGCGAGGAGAAGATTGATGCGCGGGGGCGAGTTACCTACTTCTGGAAACAGGTGCGGCGCGACAATCACATGCGCGACTGTGAGTTGATGATTCACGTCGCATCGGTAATCACCCGCACCATGACAGTGACCAAGCTTCCCGCCTGACGGCCTATTCGGCTAATGTTCCGCACTATATGAGTGGCAAATACTCAGGATATGCGGGATGCCCTGCGGTGGGCGGCTGGGGAAGCGTTGAGGGTCGGCAAGCCGCTGCGTCAAATCATTGACGAACAGCGGGACGGCGCATTTGAGGGGCTGAACAACAGCCCAACGAAAGGAACGTGGCTCAATTCCACGTCTGAGGCTGGCGGCGGGGCCGGTTTCCAGTCTGGTAAGGATTTGTACCCCGAGGAACACCGACGCCTATGGGGAGCATTGACAGACCGCTACGAGGCCGCCCTCACGGCCCTTGAGCTAACGGAGAGCGGGGACAGCAGGAACGACGTGGCTATCTGCGCCGAAATGCTGGCCTCGTGCAAGCGCATACAAAGGTTCCGGCTCGATTTCACCAATCTTCGAGCCTGCGGCGCATGAACATCGTTTCCAAGTCCGCACTGGCCGCCCGACTCTGCGCCGTCCAAGCGATGAAGGCTGCAGCGTTTGCTATGCGGAAGCCGAACGAAGCGCGGAAAATCCTGAACCGATACGAAGGCGGTCGGCCCTGGCAAAGCGGAGACCGAAGCTACATTTGGTCGCCTCTGACCGACTCTCGATTCGACGCTGACCAAGCCACGCGCAGCGAGTTGGTGCGTAAAGCCCGCTATTTCGAGGCGAACTCTCCCCTGGTTCAACGAATCGCTGACTTGTGGGAGCAGTATATTGTTGGGGCTAACGGACTCATGCTGTCGCCTGACAGCTCTGACGAGGAGTGGAACAATGCCGCCGCTGACTGGTTTGAGGAGTGGGGGGCCAGCCCTGATGTCACGAGCCTGCAATCGTGGCCTACGCTGCAAGGACTGATTGCTAGGACGTGGCTGATAGACGGCGAGGTATTTGTGCTGTTGACGCGGGATGAGAAAAACCCGTCGAGGCCGATGCTGAGGCTGATTGAGGGGCACCGGGTATGCAGTCCAGAAATCAGCTCCCCGCGTGCGGCTGCAATGATTCCCGACGGGCATCAGGTAATTGACGGCGTTGAAGTGAACCGCTTTGGCAGGCCCGTGGCCTATTGGATTCGGAATGATAGCGGCGCTGAGAGGAAAACAACCGACGAGGTTCTGCACATATTCGAGCCGAGCCGGGCCGGCATGTATCGCGGCCTGACCCATTTCTACGCGGTGATGAACGCGCTGCACGACCTGAGCGACCTTGAACTCCTTGAGATGCAGAGCGCGAAGGATGCAGCCGAAACGACGAAGGTAATCAAAACGCCGACGGGCGACCTGCTTGACGACGCGGCGCAATGGGACAGGCAAACCGAGGCAGGCTCGGGCGAGCAGAATCCGCTCACGGAGTATTACCAGCGCGTGTTCGGGGCCACCACCAAGGTAATGAAGACCGGCGATGAGTACGAGCAGATTACAAGCAGTCGCCCTTCCGTAGCGCAGCAGTGGTATTGGAAATACCTGACAGAAAAGGTGTGCAGCGGGGTCGGGGTTCCGATTGTGCTCGTCTATCCCGACTCGATGCAGGGAACCGTGTATCGCGGCGTGCTGGACAGCGCGAACGCCTTTTTCCGGTCACGGTCTGCTGTGCTGGCCTCTGCATTCCGGCGCGTGTGGACATACGTGATTGGTACGGCTGCAAGGTCTGAAAGAAAATTGGCCAATCTGCCTCAAAACTGGACACGGCTCAACGTCCGCCCCCCGAGAGCAGTGAACGTAGACGTGGGCCGTAACTCGTCTGCGATGCTTGCCGAGCTTGCCGGCGCGACCCGAACGTATCAGGATATTTTCGGCGAGACTGGCGAGGACTGGAAACAAAAGCTCCGCCAGAAAGCGCAGGCTGTGGCCTACATCCATCAGATTGCCGACGAGTTCAAGGTTGAACCGAGCGAGATTTCCGACGTGATGAAAGAGCCTGCGCCTGCCCAGCAGGCTCCAGAAGCACCGCAAAAGAAAGGTGAGGTATGAGGAAAATAAATTCGTGGCTTTCAATCAGGAACGAGGCTGGCGACCAAGAGCGCCCTGCCGAGCTGATGATTTACGGCACAATCGGCAAAAGCTATTTCGCAGACGAAAAAGGCGTCGAGGCCACTGCCTTTCAAGAAGCCCTGAAGTCCATTCCTGCGAACCGCAAAATTGAATGCCACGTCCATTCGCCCGGCGGCAACGTGTGGGAGGCGTTCGCCATACACGGAATGATACGCAACAGGGGAAACGTCACAACCATCTGCGACGGCATCGCCGCCTCTGCTGCATCTGTCATCTTTCAGGCAGGCGTTACCCGAGTAATGCCGAAGCTATCAATGCAGATGGCGCACAATCCGAGTGCGCTCTGTGCCGGCGATGCGGATGACATGCGTGCGACGGCTGAAATGCTTGAGGCGCACGCTGACGTTCTTGCTCAGATGTATGCTGACCGCACCGGCCTGAGCGCAAAGGAATGCCGGGCTATCATGGATAAAGAGACGTGGATGAGCGGCGAGGAATGCCTCGAAAGAGGATTCTGCGACATCGTTACCGAGTCCAATCCGGTGAAGAACGCTTTTGACTTTTCGCAGTTCCGGCGTGTGCCGGATGCGCTGCGAGTGAACCCAGAAACCAAGTGCGCTGCCAATGGCGGCGCGACGAAGAAGGAAGGTATGAGCAAAGAAAAAATCCTTGCTATGCTCAAAGAGCACGGGCAGGAAGTCGCCGCCGATGCCAGCGACGAGGTAATCCTCAACGCATTGCAATCGGTGGTAAAGAACCGGGCGTCCAGCACGCCCAACAGTGACCCCGGCGAAGTTGCTAAACTGACCCGCACAGTCGAGAACATCACGGCGCAACTCGAAAACGAGCGCAAGACCCGCATCACCGCTACCGTCAACGCGATGGTTGGCGAGTGCCGACTGACCGCGGCTGAAGCTCCGAAAGCGATTACCCGCGCTATCGCCGACGAGAGCTACTTGGACGAGCTTCGCGCTCGACCGCAGGCGCTTCCCGGCGCAGCCCCGCTGAATGCGAGCGTGTCCGTTGTCGCCGATGACGTGCAGAACGTGTTCAAGGCGATTCGCAGCCACATCGGCGAGGGCCCCGGCGCTGTCACCAATGCCGCCGAGCGCAGCATTTCCATCGGCACGATATTCCGAAAGGAGCGCGAGCGGATTCTTCCGGTGCTGAATGCCGCGACCAACACGGTTGACAGCGCCCTGAAGCGCGTGCTCATCCTGCAAGAAACGGTGCGTGCATTCGCTCGCCGAATGCTTCCAATCCGTGCCTTCGCCACTTCTTTCCAGAATGTGCCGTTGCAGGGGACGGATGAAGTGGTCGTCCCCTACTACGCCTTGCAGGGCGCCGCCAGTTCCAACTTCGTGGAGGCCACCGGATACGTGTTTGACCAAGCGACGGCAACGAGCATGAAGAAAATCACGGTGAACAAGCGGAAGTATCAGCCGCTTGACTATTCGAGCGCAGAGTTTCGCCGACAGCCGTACCTTGACACTGTGCGACTTGGCAACCTGAATGCCGAGAAGCTGGCCGCCGATGTCTTTGATGACATTTGGAGCGTGGTGACTCTCGCTGCCTATGGCGCTGCGGTGAAGACCGCTGCCGCTGCCGCGATGACCAGCGATGACGTGGTGGACATTGCCGGTGCCTGCACGAAAGCGAATTGGCCCACTGGCGGTCGTTCGCTGATTCTGGACTCCGACACCGTAACGGCGCTGATGAAAGACAGTGCCTACAAGCTCGCCAGTTCCATTGGCGGGACTGAGGTTGTGCGCGAGGGCAGACTGCCGAGGCTTTCAGGCTTCGACGTGT